TTTAATTTTGTTTTTAACCAATTCCAAGTCCTATCATTAAATTGCCATAAGCCTACATCTTTGGAATTATCTTTATTTATATTTATTGCTTTTGGATTTCCTGTGCTTTCGCAAAAAGTTATTCTTAAAGCTAGTTCTAAATCCTCTGCTTTAAAATAATCTTGGAATAAATCTACATAATCAGACATAAATAGGATTATTTCATTTCTGTCTTTACAATCCTTATATATATCTAACTGGCTCGGTGTTAATGGAGATAGCAAAGCACAACTAAGTAATAATTCAGCTATCAAATAACCTACTTAATTGTTATTTCAGGCTTAACTAAGTCATCTATTCTGGTTATGCCAACTTTTAAATCAACATAAGACCAATTTCCGTCCTCGTTATAGATTGCCTTAGCTTTTATGCCGTCGTTTTCTATACCAACTAATGTTTTAGCCATAAGTACCTATTCTTATTTTAATCTTAAATTAGTACAAAATCAATCATAAAAGTTCTAAATTTGCCCAACCTTTAGAATTTATAGTAAATGTTAAAACACCTGGGTGGCTCCATAATCCAGTTCGTTCAGTAAAATCTATGGATTTATCTAAGCTAGGTGCTTGAAACCAAGTTCTATCGCCTTGTTGTTTTCCTCTGTAGTGATGATAATGTCCAGTAATTAGTATTTCTGCCTCTCCAGCTGGTAGCCAACCATACATCTGTCCTTTCCACCAGCTTTCAATTTTATTCTCTGGATTTCCACCAGCACCACCAGTCATATGTCCGTGTGTCCAAGCTACTTTTTTTCCTTTAATATTTAGAACTTGATGAAATCCGTCTGGTATTTCTACTTTTACTTTTTTATATCGTTCTGGATTTGCGTTCATAATCTCTTGACATATCTGTAGGTGCATAGTATCTGAGTTATCTAGTCTGCTAGTAAATACTTGTCCTTTAGAACTTCTAGCCATTTCTCCGTGATTGCCCGGTATTCCAGCTAAAACTAGCTTGTCTGCTAGTGGTAAAAAAGTATCTATGGTTTTCATAATCATAGACCTAGCAAGTGCATACTGCTCAATTAAAGTAAGTTCTACATTAAAAGGCTGACTATCATAAAATGCGTTTGTACAATTTTCAGTTAAATCTCCTAGACCAACCATATAAATTTCATCTATGGCTACGCCAAGTTTTCTTAAGTCTTTAATCCTATTAACTGCGTCTTGTAAAGCTATATCGTAGCGTTTTATAGTATTTTCTACACCATAATCTTTTTTTCCTAATTGCCAATCAGCCATAAAAAACATAAATGCAGTATCGCCACCATAAGTTTTATTTTTTAGTGGTAGTTTTCTTCTAGTGTGTTTAAGTAATTCTTTAAAATATTTATCGTGTGCTGGATTTTTCTTTTTAACCAATCCTTTAAAAGCATAAAAAGTTTCTACTTTGCCACCTTTAAGTTGGACATTCCAGCTAGAAGTTCTAACAGTTCCTACAATTTCATATTCGTCTGGATTATATCCCCAGCTATTTAGGATTTCATTGTATTTACTAGAATAATTAGGGTCTGTATCAACATAAGTTATCTCGCCTAATCCAGTCTGTTCATTAATCTCTAATCCTGGTTGCCAACCAGACTTGTAGAAATTATTTCCCCACTCTGTAGGTGTGTTTGTCATTAATCCTAGTTTAATCTACTTTTTTAATTTATTGTTTTAATTTATGGTTAATATATCTGCTATGGAAACTATAAACTCTAAGGGGGTGAAATAATGGGTTTTGGATTTAACACGCATATTAGCGACGGTAAAAAAATCAAAGATGTTCTTAATATCAGACATACAAAAGGCTGTAATACTGATACCAACATTATAAGATTAAACGCTGAGGAAACTACACCTGAGTGGAATTTACTTATGATAAAATCACAATACAAATGTGCTGGTTGTGGAAACCTAGTCCAATTATATAAAGATGTAAGGTCTTTTATAATTTTCTGGGACGAAAAACCATATGAAATAAAAGAATAAATGTATAGGAATGCTGGTAGATAACATACGCTACCAGCGTTGCTAAGCGTGTGTATGCTAAAAGTCGTATAATCCATTACGCAAATCTGCGTTCGCTTATAGCGTGGATTTTAGAAAAAATTTTTAAAAATCGTTACACATATCTTAATCTTTGGTTAAATTATTAATTATGGAAATACTAAACAACGAAACTAGAAGGGGGGCCAAAATGGCTACTATAAAAGGTACATTCCACTTAACTAAAGAAATAAGCAAAGATAACAACAACTGGCACTTGGCATTTGACCAATATATGAATACTCATATATTCTCAGACCAAGAGGAAATTGCAGAGGATATGGCTAAATATGGCGTTGAATTAATCACAATGCAAAACTTCCTAAGACTAATGCTACATTCTGGAAACCACGACAAAATGCTAACACCAGATTACTTCAATAGATTTACTGTTGAATTTAGACCTGCTGGTGGAAAAACTGTAAATGTTGGAATTGTTGAATTCGGAAAGATTGGAGCTTAAAAATGCAAAAAGAACTAACAATCGCTCTCGCTAGATACTGGGCTCACGGCCTAGTATCTAGTAGTGATACTGTAACTGGTAGAAATACCAGCTTTTATACTGGACAAAAAATCTCTAAAACTTATACTGTTGGCGAACTATCAAATCACATTAGGCGACAACCAGAAGAAGTTATACAAGCTGCTATAGAAGTTCTAGCAAGATTAATTGTAGAAAATAATAGAGAAATAGACTTAATTTACTGGACAAATGTAGCTAATGCTTTACTTGGTAAACAAAATGCTACTGCCGAAACTGGATTAGGACTATAAGGGGGTGAAAATGAAAACTATAAAAAACAACATTAGTATTTTTCGTGAAAGTTACAATACTATGAATTTTGTAAATCGTAAAAGGGTATCTAGTTATATGAGATTTTTTCCTAGAGTAATTGGTATCTATTTACATTATCGTTATTCCAAAAACTGTTACGACCAAACTTTGTTTATGACAATGCTAGGTAAATATTCAGATTTTGCAAAACGAAATGGTTTTTATATGAAAAAACCACCTTATACATTTAAATATAAAAAATAACTAAACTGCCTCTGTATAAAAGCAGAGGCTTTTTAGTATTTACATTAAGACATTAAGTAAAGTTGCTATTGAAATTCCTGCTATTATCCAACCATATATTTCTGCTCTAGTTGGTCTTGTATTTATATCTTTCTGTAGTTCATCTAATTTAGTCAAAATCTTTTCTATATCTTTCATTACTAAGTCAATCATTTCTTTCTGTGTGTAGTTGCTATCTGGCATTAGTTTTTACACTCATCTTTACAGTTACAAATTGTAATCCAAGTGCCGTTATCGTTTTTCTCAGATTTACAATTACAAGGCATTAGTTTCCGTCAAATGTTTGACTAGGTTTATATTGCTCTAAGGCGTGTTGTATAACAGTTATAAATCCAGATAAAAATGATACTGCTAATAATTGTATTAAATCAGCGTCAATTATTCCAGATGAATTAGCTAGATATAGAGATATAGCAGATTGTAAACCAGTTCTAAAAGCCTTTGACAACATAAACTTCCAGTAAAGTTTCCAATTCTTTTTAGCCATTATTCTTCCTCGTTCTTTCCAAATTGTCTTTTATTAAAATGTTTGCATTTATTATTCAGGCATTTAAAAATGCCTTTTAATAAAATTAAGGTGTGTTTACAGTTAGGACATTCAATTTCCAAAGTCCTCCTAAATTAAACTACAAAATCTCTTTTCCGTCAATTTTAGCAGTTAAGATGTTCAGTTGCCCATTAATCTCAGATAATTTTTCCCAAACTTGATTAGCATTTATATAATCTGCACCAGAATAATTATCAGCAGTTATATTTAATCCACTTTTTAAACTTGCTAAATCAATTATTTCTATAGTGACTTTTTCATTATTTAATAAAGCAGTTGCTATTTTTGGATATATGCGTGAATATGCTTGTGTGGATTTTCCAATAAATCCGTCTTTTAATAAAACATTATTTTCTTGGCTATCTCCAACCAATATACAACCAGCAGTATGTTCGTCTGTATTCCCACAATGAATTAATATATATTCAAAGTCTGGAACATTTTGTAATTCAAGCATACCTTTGTGCATTGATTTAAACCTATCTGCATATTTGGTATGAAATCCACCAACTGTTCTAAATTTTATTTGATATATACCTAAAGGAATAGCAGTTTCATTTTTAACTTTTATTTTTCGTTGTTCGTCCTCTAAGGTATAACAAGCAAATTCATCATTAATAAATAATATTCCGTTTGTACTATCAGCTTGTGAACTGATACGAACTAGCTTTAGTTTCATTATGCTGGTTTAGGATTATCAGCTTTAACTTGTGCTATGTGGTCTGCCCAATTAGTAGTTCCATTAACACTATCCCAATACATCATATCAAGTTGTTCTGCAATACTTCCGTATGCTTCTTGTCTAGCTTGAATATAACCGAATTGTTGTTCGTTCCATTTAGAATTAGCTAAATCAATAATTGCTTGGTCGTAATCGCTTTGCGAAAATTCCAATCTCTCATTATTAACTTGTTTGTATAAAGGTTTAGCTTCCTCAATTTCTTGAGTTGCAATAACCGTTAGTTCTTCTAATGTTGCCATATCTCTCCTATCTTACTATATATTTCTTATACTTACTTCTTTAAACCATATAAAGTGAATGTTCCATTATTAATATTTCCACTACTAAAAAATAGTTGTATTCCATCACAAGCACTTGCAGAGGTAAATACTCCACCACCTTGATAGCCAAATAAATATCCTGTTGATTGTAAAACCCAAGAACTTTCTTTGGTTATAAAACTATATTCACTTGCATTGTTAAAATTAAACAAATAATAAATAGCATTAAAATTTCCTGTAGTACTATCTACTTGTGCTTCACTCCAAATAGTTGAGTTTGTATTGTAACCATTACCAAAAGAAGCATCTGCTCTTAGTCCTTTAAAAGCATTATCATAATTTGCAGTTGTATTAGGTGTTCCACTTTCAGTAACTCTTGCATAAAATACTGCACCATCAGTTGTTGGATTTATATTATTTAATCTAACCATATACACATCATAAGTGCTATCAATACCTGTTAAAGTTACACTTGCTACTGCTGATGTAACTATTTCTTCATCTATTTTTATTAATGAGCCACTCATTATTTCACTCC